TAGGTCTTGGTGTGCCATACGAGTTCGTGGTGGAACCCTCAAAGCAAGGAACCGCCTCTAGGTTCATTTTAGAAAAAGCCGCCCGCCGATTCGAGGAGCGCCAAGACCTTCTTACTTCCCGCTTTTGCAACCGTGTTTGGGGATGGGTCATTGCGCGCGGAATCAAGCGCGGCGACCTGCCACCCAGTGAAAACTGGTGGCGAGTCAACTGGCAGGCGCCCAAAAAAATCACTGTAGACCTTGGCCGCGAAGCACGCGCCAATCAAGACGCCATCAAGATGGGCCTGCGCACCATGCGCGAGGATGCCGGCGAACGCGGACACGATTGGCAAGAGATGCGCGACCAAGTAGAGCGCGAAGCAAGCGACTTGTTGAGCCGCGCTAAACGCCTTGCCACAGAGTTTGACGTCTCAATGGAAACCGCATTGCACCTGTTGAGCCAGCGCACCCCTAACCCTGTTTTTAATAATGAGAGCGAACCTGACGCATAAGTTGGCACACGAGCCATGGGCCATTCGCCCAGAATTTCACAGCACGCTTGTTGCTGCCGCTGAAGCGTATCACTACGACGAGGAAGACGGCGGGCCATACGAGCCCCCAACGCCCGAAGAGGTCGACGGCATTGCCATCATCCACATTCACGGCCCCCTGGGCAAGATGCTCACCGATTGGGAGCTGATGTTCGGAATGACGGATTATGACAACATTGCCACCCAATTGGCCGAGGCAGATGCCAACCCAAACGTCAGCGCCATCTTGCTGCACATTGACAGCCCTGGCGGCACCATTACGGGATTGCCAGAGCTTGCCGCCAAAATGCGCCGCGTTGAAAAACCGCTTGTGGCCTACACGGAAGGCACTGCTGCAAGCGCAGCCTACTGGATAGCCAGCCAAGCCGACAGTGTATTGCTCAGCCAGAGCGCCGAGGTGGGCAGTGTGGGCGTTTATATCGCGCTTCTAGACCAGAGCGAATACCTGCGCAACCAGGGCTTGCGCGTCAACGCCATCGCCGCTGGCGACAACAAGCTTGATTACGCCGACTTTAAGCCGTTGAGCGATGAGGCACGCGAGCGCCTGCAAGCCAACGTCAACAAATGGCACGAGCGATTTAAGGCAGACATCAACATCAAGCGCAGCGTGCCAGACCAATCAATGACCGGCCAGGTTTATGAGGGCATGGAAGCCATTGAGGCTGGCCTCGCAGATGGTGTGGTGGACGACATCAACGATGTCATCGCGCTAATGACTAACCTTTAAACAATCACCAATAGAACCAATGAAAACCATCCTTGATTTAGTAAAAGCCAACGTCGAGCTGACCAGCCTATCAGGCAAACTGGAAGCCGCCACCGAGGCAAACAAAACCTTACAGGCAGAGATTGAAGGCGCGGCAGCAAGCCACGCCGAAGAAGTTGCCAAACTAGGCGCACAACACGCCGAAGACATTGAAGCACTTGAAAGCAAAATCAAGTTGCTTGAAGAAGCAAATTTACTTCTTGAGGAGGCACAACAGAGCGCCGCCGACAAGGCCGTTGAAATTGCGGCCAGTGTAGGCGTTGAAGCCCCAGTTGAGGAAGCAACCGAAGAGCCGGCACCAGAGGCAAACATGGACACCCTTTGGCATCAATACAATGCCATCGAAGACCGCCAGGAGCGCCGCGCTTTCTACCTCAAAAACATCAAAGAAAGACTCTAATAAATGGCCAATACACTTGGAGGCATTAACATTGCCCAAATCAGCGAGCAATCGCTTGATTATCTCTCAACTCAGTTTCACCCGCTCCGCGCATTTTCTCGCGACTTCAGCGACGACATCAGCGGCGCCGGCGAATCTGTGACCACCCGCGTTCCATCCAGCATGACCGCCAGCGACTTGTCGACCGGTTACGCTGCAACGGACGTTACATCAACCGCCGTCACCGTAACCTTGAACAAATTCAAGGGCTACAGCATGGCGTTCACCGACATGGAAGTGTCCAAGGCTGGCAACTTCGATTGGTTGTCCAGCGTTTTCTTGGCTCCTGCTCTGGAGGTTACCCTTGACGCGGTAATGGACGACTTGCTCGCCCTAGTGCTAAACGCTAATTACAGCGCCAACGAGGTCATCACTGCCGCCAACTTCGACGTTGACGAAGTGGCCGACCTGGCAGCCGACTTGACCACTGCCAAATGTCCTAAGAGCGAGCGTGCCTTGATTCTGCCGCCTTCCTATTACGCCAGCATCCAGAAGGATGCCATCGTGCAGGATGCCTCTAGTTACGGCACCCCAGCCGGCGTGCAAGAGAACGCAGCCCAGCGCGTGCATGGGTTTAGCCTGTATGAATACACCGGCATTCCAACCAACAGCGAGAACCTCGCAGCCATCGCGCTGCATCCATCTGCGCTGTGTTTGGCCGCTCGCCAGCCTGCCGCGCCTGCTGATGGCAGTGTGCAGGTTTCCGACATTGTTGACCCATCCACTGGGCTGCCTATTCAGTTGCGCACCTGGTATGACAACACCGCCGGCAAGCACTACTTGTCCATGGGTGTTCTTTACGGCGTTGCAGTTGGCAACGGTGCCGCACTGAAGCGCATCAAGTCCGCTTAATAGTATGGCAAACACTGTCCAAGGGGTTTACTTAGAAGCCGTAAGTGAGCAAATGCTTGATTTGCTCTCAAGCAACTTCTTTGCATTCTCTTTGGTCAGTCGCAACTTCTCAACCGAAGTCAGGGAGCGCGGCGACCGCACAGTGACCCGCGTTCCCTCTTCGGTCACAGTTAAAGACTTGTCCACTGGCTACAGCGCCAGCGATGTAACAAGCACGGCCATTGAGATTGAGCTTAACAAGTTCAAGGGCTTCTCGATGGCTTTTACTGATTTCGAGATTTCAAAACTCAAAAGCCCAACCATCCTGGAGCGCACGTTTTTGCGCCCTGCAATAGATGCCACGGCAAAAGCAGTAGCCGACGATTTGCTTGGGCTTATCACGCCTGGCAACTTCAGCGCCTCCCAAGTCAGGACTGCCGCCAACTTCGACAGTGATGACTTGGCAGACGCCGCCAGCACATTAACCACCAACGGTTGCCCACGGTCATTGAGGACCGTCATGCTCAATCCGTCTTACACGGCGAGCCTTAGCAAAGATGGGGGCATCATTGACGCCAGTGCCTACGGCACAGCGCAGCCAATCCAAGAGGGCGAGTTGTCCACCATCCACGGTTTTGGTGTGGCCGAATACCAAGACATACCGACCGGCAACAACTTGCAGGGCTTTTACTGCCACCCAAGCGCGCTATGTATAGCAGCGCGGCAAATAGCCCGCCCGCTCTATGGCAACACAGAGGTCATCGACAACATAGAGCCAAGGACGGGCCTGCCATTCCAAACGCGCAAATTTTATAACCCAACCCTGGGCAAATGGTTTCTAACCGTGGGCATCCTCTACGGATGCTCAGTTGGCAACCAAAACGCTTTAATCAGAATCACCGACCAATAAAAACCATGATATTCAAGACTTCATTCACAATAGGATTTTTGCCTGATGGCTCACCTGAGCTGATTGCTATGGGTGACGCCGACACATGCAAGGCCGCCTTTATTGCTGAACGCGAAAACCCGTCCGGTAAATATTCGGGCATCAGCGTCTACAGAAAGCCGCCCTACTGGAAGCGCGCCGACCTCAAGGTTGACGCCACCAAGCCAAAAGCCAAGGCCAAGAAAAAGGCAGGCGCCTGATTTGCTGCATCCGTTCGCTAGGTCACCACACCCACACCCAGGCGCGGCGGGCAACTGCTCGCCTGGGTTTTTTAAATGGCACTTAATCGCATCATAAACACGCGCAGCGGTTGGTTGTATGAAACCGCACTGCACGACACGCCAACTACGTTTACAACGATTGGCGAGGGTGGCACGTTTGGCGCGGGCAACGTCATCATCCGCGTAACCGCTGATGCTGCGCAATATGATGCGGCGGCTTACACAGTGCAGCGAACCAACGAAATCGGCGAATGGGAAGACGTTTACACGATTAGCTTAAACGTTCCAGATGGGCGAGGCATCACGCGCACTGATTGCTTTCACAGCGTTGAGCACAAAAACCCTGTGCCGCACACCAATTTCCAAGAGCAATACATCGTCGACCAAGGCCATCATCGTTCGCGGTTTTTATACGAGCAACAAGTGGACCTGGAGCGCACCGCCGGCAGTGTGTTTGATTACCATGGCAACGTGTTGCGATGCGTTGAGAGCGGCAACACCGAAACCAAAGAGCTCGAAGAGGGCGGCATCTTGGAGGGCTACGACCTGACGTTGACCACTAACCGAAAGCAGTGGGCTGATGTTGGCATCAAGCCAATTGTGGGCGCCACGCTGACCAAAGGCGGCAAACGGTTCAAGATTCAGCAAGTGTTGACCAATGACGCAAGCTTTGAGCTTGGGCTGATGAAAAAGCAATGATTCCAGGCACCAAAACCACCATTGCCATGGACATGGCTGACTTCAACCGCGTGTTGCTCAAGTATCAATCACTCTCCAGCCGCACTTGGGTTGAGTCAGTAAATCAACGCGCCGCCAACCTGGCCATGAAGGCCGCACGCTACACCCCAAGCGCCAAGGCCAGCAATGTGCGCGCAGAGATGCAAGGCGCCTCACGCGTTGCGCCAGTCGCACCATTGGCCGCAATCTTGACCAACTACAACCGAGGCAAAAGAGGCAAGAAAGGCTTGTCAGGGCGCCCAATGCAGCGCTCAGAGCGGCGCGCTGTGCGTTACCGCACCAAAGGCACCAACTTCTTAAAAAGTGCATGGTATGGCTGCATCGCCGACCTCAAGCCATACATCAAAGCCATTAGAGTGCCGCGCAACAAGAAAGGCTTCAGCCTTAAAGGCAGCGCCAAGCCAGAGCGCAGAAGCAACCCAGCAAACCCGCAAGCCAGCATCACGCACGGCGTTTGGTATGGCAGCACAATAAATGGGCTCAAGGCCGCACTGCAAAAAGCCATCAGCGTTGAGCGCAAAGACATGCTGACATACATCAGGCGCAAGATGGGCCAAGACTGGCAAGCAACAAAGCGATGAGCTACCGCAAGCAAACAGAGGAGGCGTTTAAGGCATACCTGCAAGACCAGGTTGGTGTGCCTGTTTACGCTGGCACGAATGACACCATCAAATCAATGCCTTGCGTTGTGGTGGCATTTGTGGGCGCCAGTCAAAACCCGCCCAACACCGGCAACATGGATGTGACCTTGACCGTGAGCGTCCAGAGCGAAATTGACGAAGAGGGCCAGCCAAATGCGCTTGATGTGCATGACGAGATTTTAAGCGCGGTTGAAAATTCGTTATTTTGGCCAAGCTTGCAAGCTATCAACACCACTGCCACCGATTTGCATGTTTTTGGAGTCAGCGAGCAC